CTTTTATAAGCTACTCGCTGCCTTTGGTGAGTATTCTCTTATTGACTTGGGTGAACATCCGGCAATGGGTAACACAACCGACGGTTGGAATGTTTACTGCGTTATGCAAAAGACGAAAGAGGACTTTATAACCCTGGAGAAATTCAAGAAGTGTGGTATCGCAACAAGTTAAGCAAATAAAGGCGACATCGGTATTCTATGCCAATGAAAAGGCATACCAACAAGGGTACCCGATAATCTGCAATGAGGGGGGATCACGATCAAGCAAGTCATTCTCCATCGTACAACTACTGATTCAGATAGCATCTACCCAACGCAACAAGCGGATAAGCATCGTATCGCACTCACTCCCACACATCAAACGGGGAGCATACAGGGATTTCAAGACCATTATGGAAGAATGGAATATGTGGAAGGATGAAGATTTTAGCTTCACCGATTTCATCTACAAATTCCCAAATGGAAGTTATATCGAACTGTTTGGGTTAGAAGATGAGCAAAAAGCACGGGGGCCGGGCAGAGATATTCTTTTCGTCAATGAAGCGAACCTTATCCGCAAGGCACTATTCGACCAGTTAGCCATGCGAACAACGGGGACAATCTTTTTAGATTGGAACCCTGCGGACTTCGTTAGTTGGGTGTACGATGTGGCCGACAATCCCAACAACAAGCGCATAAAATCTACCTACATACACAACAAAGGCAACTTATCCCAAACACAAATAGACATCATTGAGGGTTATCGCAACCTACCCGATGACTTCATGTGGAAGGTGTACGGGTTGGGAGAAAGGGGTGCCGCAAAGGAGATTATCTACACCAAATGGCAGATAACAGATGTACTCCCCGAAGGTGGCGATGTGTTTTATGGACTTGACTTTGGGTACGTTCACCCGTTAGCACTCGTTAAGGTGGTACACTATGAGGGTGCGAACTATGTGCAGGAATTGATATACAAATCGGGGTTAACTCCATCTGAAATAATCAAAGAGGTAAAAGACCATATATCAGATCGCAAGCCTGTGTACTGCGATGCGGCCGAACCGAAAAGCATTGAAGAACTTTACAGGGGTGGAATCAATGCACAGGCAGCTAATAAAGAAGTATGGCCTGGAATACTGAAGGTTAAATCATACCCTTTATACGTTACATCAGATAGCCGTAATTTAATTAGGGAACTACAATCGTACAAGTGGAAAAAGGATAAGAACGATAATGTGATAGATGAACCTGTAAAAGAGTTCGACCATGGATTAGACGGGTTACGTTATGCCATCTTCACCCATCTACACAAGCCGCAGTTTCAGGTGGCAGTATGGTAGGCAATTAAATCGTAATTTTGCCATTAACAAATAATAACTTATGGGTTTATTCGATTTCCTTAAACGCAAGGCAGCACCCGTTAAATCACCTGTACAAGTATCAATCGAAAGGGGTTTGATTACTTGGGATGGGCAGAATCAGGCAGAAATAGTTAGGGATAGTTATATCGGCAATGACCTTGTCTATGCCATCATTCAACTGATTACCCAAAAGGCGAAGATTGCACCCTGGGGAGTGTATAAGGTGAAGGATAAGGCAAAGGCAAAGCAGTACCAGGCGAAACTACATTCACCGGTTACAATTGACCTGAAAGAGTTGAAGGAACTGAAAGAAGAAGCGTTTGAACTATACGAAGGCGATGCCCGGCTGAATGAACTACTGAAATACCCGAATAGTGAAGATTCATGGTCAGACCTTATCGAGCAATGGGTAGGGTTTAAGAAAATCACAGGCAATTCATTCATCTATGCAAAAATGGTGGGCGATGCTTCCGTGAATAAGGGCAAGCCAATGGAACTCTATGTACTACCTGCACAATACATGGCAGTAAAGGTTGATATTGAGCAATTCCCGCCAAAGAAGGTAGCATATCAGTTGTATTACGGTCAGTACATTCCTTTCAATACGATTGAAATCCTGCATGATAAATATTTCAATCCTGAATGGTCAGCAACAGGTGGGCAATTGTATGGATTGTCGCCTTTACGGGCGGCATCGAAGGTATTGACCAGGTCGAATAGTTCAAAGACCGCATCCGTTGCGATGTTCGACAACATGGGGCCGCAAGGGGTGCTTTACATGGATGATATGCGATTCGACCCATTAAGCGGCGGCGCACAGGCACAAGCACTGAAAACGCAAATATCAATGGCATCCGGTGCAGGCAAGCATGGTAGTGCAGCCGTGAGTGGGTACAAAGTAGGATGGACACAGATTGGGTTACCTGCCAAAGACCTTCAACTGATTGAAGCAGAGAAATGGGATAAGGAAGCGTTATGCTCAATCTATGGTGTACCACCTGTTCTATTAGGTTCGCAGGATGCAGCCACTTATAACAACATGAGAGAAGCGGAAAAGTCGCTGACTTTACGGGCAGTTCTTCCCGAACTGATTGCTATTCGGGATAACCTTAACCGGAAGATGAAAACGGATTGGGGGTACAAGAATACCGACATATTCGTGGACTTCGATTTGACCGTTTATCAAGAACTCGAAGCGAACAGGGAAGCGCAGGCGCAATGGCTCAATACTTCATGGTGGTTGACACCGGAACAGAAACTCAAAGTAATGGGGATAGCACCCGATCCGAATGTGCCGCTTGAAGATTATCAAAAGTTGTATATCCCACAGGGTTTGATGCCAATGGATGACTTTACTAATCTGCCAGATGTACCGCCAACTATACAATAAATACCGGAAGAAGTATAGGGTGCTTATTAAACGTGAGTTAGATAAGCAATGCAGATCTATACTCAATGGCGAACAACCCGACCAAAGCGGACTGAAACGAATTATCAGCCAACTGCATCAAGGTGCAGGAATGACAATGGCGAAGTATAACTATGACAAGATTAGGCGAAAAGCAGGGATAAAGGATAACCTTACACCGCAACAAAGATGGGCAATAGTGATTAAGATGTTCCTTGATCAAGGATTAACAATGCTGACCGATGGCATTACCAATACCACAAAGGAAACTATCCGCAAGGTATTAATCAAAGGGATGCAGGATGGGTGGAGTATAACGCAAATGATGACCGAACTCGAAAAGTCAGGTATCAATGCGTACCGTGCCGAACTTATTGCCCGTACTGAAACTACAAGAGCCGCAAATCAAGGAGCGTTACTTGGTGCCGTATCAACAGGGCTACAAACTGAAAAGGAATGGATAGCGATTACCGATGACCGTACTCGTAGAATCCCCCGTGATAAGTTCGACCATTTGCACATGGATGGTAAGCGTGTAGCAGTGGATGAACCGTTTTTAGTGCCAAAGGAAAATGATTTGAACATACTTGGAGTTAAGTCAGGTGAAGAAATGGAATACCCTGGTGATAGTAGGGCAAGTGCAGGGAATGTGTGTAATTGCAGATGCACCGTTGGCTTTGAAGTAGTGAGAGATGAGAACGATATGCCAGTATCTATACAAGGCAACTTAAGAGGGCCTGCCGGCACCCTGTGGAGTTTATGGAATAATAGTTTATTTTTGCAATTACAAATGTTATTGAATGAAGCAATATAGCGTTAAAGATATAATGAACGGGGTTGAAGATGTTGACAAAGAAAGCCGCAAGGTGAAAGCCGTGTGGGCAAGAATGAGCAATGTTGACCTTGACAATGACATTATCAGTCCTGCTGCATTTACAAAGACAATCAATGAAAGAGGGCCGCAAGGGAAGAACCTTATTTGGTCATTAGTTGACCATAAAACTTCGATGAAGTATGCTTTGGGTAAACCTAAAGAATTATACGTTGAAGGCGATGCACTTATAGCCGTAACAGAAGTAATCGAAACTGAAATGGGTGAAGATATGCTGAAATTATACGAAGCAGGTTTAATCAATCAGCACTCAATCGGTTTTAGTACTATCAAATCGGAGATGGATAATAGTACTGGCATTCGTACCATTACAGAACTTATGCTCTATGAAGGTAGTGCCGTATTATGGGCAGCAAATCCCGAAACTCCGACAATATCCATCTACAAAGGAATGGAGCCGGAAGTAGTGAAAGAAACGCTAAACGGGAGATTGGAGAAACTAATCAAAGCGTTTAAACACGGCACATTCACAGATGAAACTTTCTCCCTATTGGAGATTGAAATAAAGCAAATCCAAACTGCAATAAACGAAATCACCACTCAACCCGCAGCGAAAGCAGTCGAGCCGGAATCAACTGTTGTATTGGATGCACTCAAACAAT